GAGCCGTCAGCAAGTTCGGAAGCTATCTTCATAGCCGCGTTGCTTCGCTTTTCGCCAGCCATACCTGTCTTGAGCTTATCTAGCTCGCCCAGTGTCGACTGATACCGCTCCTCGGAAGACTTGTGTAGCTGTTCAAAATTACCATCCCGTAGCGCTGCCGCGGCTGCGTCATCAGCTGCTTTAGCGTCAGACAGTCGCCTCGCTTCTTTTGCTGCTTTCGTTTCGCCAAGTAACTCGTCCATTTTTGCCTTCATGCTGGCAGTTTCGCCGGTCATGGTTGCAACTTGGGCGGTCATTACGGCGTTAGCATCTGTTAGCTCAACGTTTGCTGCTTGCAATTCTTCTAATGTCATAGATCACTCACTGAGTATGCCATCCACCGGATGACGTTTAGTTAATCGACAGCGCTAAATTGCTCATACTGTCCAGTTGCGCCAGGGTGTACGTTTTCCCTGTCGGGTCGGTAAATATGTCAAGCGTCACGGCGCCGTCGCGGAATAGTTTAGAGCGGGCCTTGCCTAGCGCTTCATCAACAAAGCTTTTCGGTTGCTGTCGTAGCCAGCCCGAATACTTGGTGTTGCTTGAGACGACCTGCGTCCCGTCGGCGCCAATCGACGGGCGTTGGCCCTTGATTTCCAGCCGATATTTTGGGTCCACCAAGGGGATAGTTGTTGATCGACAATTGAAATGGGCTGGCGGCATCGGGCCAACACCTACATCGTACTGATTCCCATCGCGCCCCATGCAAATCAGGCTTGTTAACCCGTCCAGAGTTGACACCCACTGATATTGCGAGACTAGATTACTATTCTGCTCATAAGTCGCAAGGCGTCCGGCACTGCTTGCGTGACTAAGGATTGTGCTAACCAATGCTTGCGCCTGCCTGGTCAACAACGATTGCACAAAGCCTTTTACCTGGCGCGCAATTGCTGGGGACGTCTTGCCCTCGGTTGCACCGTCCATGACGACTTGCAGTATCTCAGCCGCCTTTTTAGTCTCGAAAGCGCTCAGCATTGACGGGATGGCTGAGCCACCCTGTACCGGCACTGCGGCGCCCAGAGCGTTGGCCAATACAATCTCGCTGGGCACTACGAAAGTCGCCGACGTGCCCGTTGTCAGCATGTCAGCAGTGAATGCCGCTTCGCTAACCGCCAATGCCTTAGCCTCTGCTATCATTTCGGCGTGATCGATCATCTGCAATTGTCGCAGGTCATCAATCAAGCGAGTCAGATCACGAGAACCAATGTCGCTTTGCAGTAATCTCGCGTCAAGTTCGCGCTGATAACGTCGAAGCTGGCGCGCAATCAGTCGATCATGACTCGTCATGTAGCGCTGCATGAAAACAGCCCTACGGGTTGCCGCGTCGATTAAATAATCGCGTGTAGTCAAAGAACGTCGCTCACAATCTCGGCGTCACTATCAAGCTGTTCGTCAGTCCTAGTCGAATCGATCAACCCTGACCTACGAAGCTGTTGCCGTATGTCGGGTAGCGCTATCACGCCTCTGTCGAGCAGCTGAATAGACGCAATAATCAATTGCGGGTCAACGGTGACCTCGTATAGATCTTTGTTAATAATGACTTCGGGCTCCACGCTACCGCCCATGAATTCGCCAGCCCACCTGATGCAAGTCACAAAAGCGGCCTCGACATTCGATACAATGGCGCCCAGCTTACTATTCTGACCGGCGAAACGGATCTTTGCAGCCTCGGCGGTCTCTGCGCCTGATTGATCTTGGATCACCCTAGCGCCCAGCTTGATCATCTGCGCCTCTTTAATCTCCATACCTTTAAGCGGCATAGTATTCGGGTCCGCTTGCAACAATTCAGCGCCGCCGCCCGCAGGCAACAACACCGCGGCGCGACTACCAAACTCCACACCGTTCTTCATGTTTTGATCTACCCATGACTGCGTTAGCCCGGCAAAAGCCGGCGTTGGCTGCCCTACGATAAAACTAGACTCTTCATAATCGGCTGAGTTGCGATAATGCGCGACGTTTACCTCGGCAATGTCGTAAAGCGGCGCCTTGTCTACTTTTGAGTCGTTGTTGATTGACCCTACAAAAGCGAAGGGGATGACACTCCAAGTCGAGCCATCGGCTTTGCGCGGGATCATATCGGAGACAAACGCGCCGTCAACCTCCTGGCCCAACAGCTCGTCGCTTTCATCGTACATGCGCTGGACGTAAGCGCCGCCTTCAAGCAGTAAAACGCGGTGATACATCTTTTCAACAACTCCAAAACCGTCATCCATGACAACTTGCGTGGGCTCGCGAAGCACGACCATGGTTAACTTGCTTTGCCCGTCAATAACTTGCGCTCGCCAGTTAATAATCGACTCAAACGGATAACTAAGGATCTTTGCCTGCAAGCCCACGCTTTGTGCGACAGTCAAGCCCTGGGGCGCAGCAGGGTAATCGACAAGCAGGCCGAATCTGCCAACCAGTAGCGCATCAGCCGCCACGGCTTTGATAAGCTGGTCAGCAGTCAAGCCTTGGCCGTCGGCGTTATCACGCAAATAATCAACGCTAGGGTCGAGCGTCAATTCGGTATTCTTTCGGAACACCATGCCAAGCATCCCTTCCTTTGTCGCGCTGACAAAGTTGACGAAGTTGGCGCGCAGCCTGTAAGCCTCATATCGAAGCTTGTTTTCAGTGCTGCCGTCGTCAGAGTTAGGGGCAGGCAAATAGACCGCGCCCGGCATGCTGGATAGCAGCCCTATGCCGCCGGCGGTACGCGACTTAATCGCTGAGGCTCCGTCGTCGCAGTCTCGCAGCATTTGAGTTCGAGCTATGTGCTTGGTGTATTCTTCGTGCTGGTCAGAAGCTGGCATATCTTATCTCGCAAATTTTACACGTAAGTTAGCGGCCGGCCGCACGACTGGCATCTCAAAGGCAATGGGGTACGTGCCAGCGTCGGGCAAGTGATCAAGATTGGATTTTTTGTCAGGTACGCCATTCTTATCATATGCTAGCTGCTCCATGCAGCGCGCGTATTCCGGGCATTCTACGTCATTAATGAATAGTCTTCCATGATCAAACGCTGAATTAGTTGCTAAAATCCTGTCTTTGACGTAGGGATTTGACGCGTTTGCGTAAACTGCAAATCTAGCGCTTTCGAGTAGCGAAATATCGGATATTGAAGCGTCGACTGTTTTTCGACTACCGCCCGAGGCGTCAGGGTAAACCCTGATACTGTGATTGGGGTACTTTGTCTTAATCGCCTCGATCATTGCGGGCGTATCAAAGACGCTCTTTAACTCGCCAACAGCGTGCCATTGATCACCTCGTATGACGTACACCACGGCGCTCATGTTTGTAACGTTGAAATCCATACCTATGCACAGCAACTCACCGGGCTTAATTGTCTCGGTGCTGCGGTGCTTCTCGCGAGCGTAAGCATTAAACACCGTGCCAGATGTCATGTTGACAAACTCGCCCTTCAAGTACGCCTGAATCAGTTCTGAAGGGTAGGACTCGATTAGGGTTGAGATGTAGTCCGGCGGCAAGAACCGCGCGTTTTCGTATGTCGAGGCCTGAACCATCGAATAGCTTTCTGTCGGGTTCTCAGCGAACACTGAGTATACGAATTTAAACCCTTCTGGCGTTGTTGTAACCCCTACTCCGTTGACGACGCCATCAACTACCAGCCTTAGCCGCGCTATGATCTTCCTCCAGGCCTGCCCGGCCTTGTCCTTTGGCAGCGTGTCAATCTCGTCGACCAGCGCGTTTGCGATCTTAAAGCCCACAATAGAATTAGGCTTATCCATCGACCTGCATATAACGGTTCCATAATAACGACCGTTACGATAAACGCCCACCTCTTTGTTTGTCTCCTTGATGTCCGCGCGAAAACCCATCATATGCGCGGCTTCATCAAAAGTCGGGTAAAAGATGTCTCTGATGCTGGGATAGGTCGGGCCAAAGTAACCTTGAACCACTTTCGGATGACGCCCAGCAAAAACAAGAAGGTCCAGGCACCCAACGAAAGTCTTGCCGCTGCCGTAGCCGCCAATATAACCTCGATACTTGGTTTTCAGTCCAGACAAAAAGATTTCCTGTGGCGCGCTTAATATCAACTCTTGCCCTCGCCCCGAGTAACCTTAATCTCTTTGCTGGCTGGCGCCACACTAAAAGTAAAGGACATTGATTCAGTCTCGTCTTCAACAGCGGATTTTGGCGCATCAGATTGCCCTAGCCAGTTCTTTCCAAGCCATATAAGCATTGTGGGGTTGCCTGCCGCAGCTGATGCGAACTGCTTCCGGCGCAAGCTCATTTTACCGCCCGCGCTCTTTTGTGCGTAATAGTCCGAAAAATCCATCTTCTTGTCACGTTTACATGCAGCGTTTAACGTGTCGTAGTTAATGCCTAAAATCGCCGCCTGCTCTTCACCTGTGCAATGAACCTTGCACATGCTATCGACCGTCTTCCAGTTTACGACGGCCTTAGGTCGCCCTGCCTTGCCTTTGGCTTTCGACTTAACTTTGGCTTTGGGCTCAGTCATACGCTAACCATTCTATGTAAAAATTGACGTCAAAGACACGTCACTAGGCGTAGATGGTGGCGTTGCATCGGCATTAGCCGCGCCAAGCGTCATAGTCATTGACAAGCCATTGGCAAAATCAAGACCGCTTAATGGCAGCGGGTAAGCCAGCGTACCGGCTGCTGGCAAACTTAGCACGATGACCGGCGCGCCCACTCCAGCGACCGGAGTGCTTGCCGTGTCGTAGATCTTAACGTGTTTTGGCGTCGCCGTGTAATTCGTCATGACTATGGCTTTCAGCGTGCAAGCCTGTGCACGAATAACCCTTGAATTGTTATTGACTGGACCTGTAGCAGTAACGTAAAAATCTGTCGAGAGTGGCGCCGCAGGGTCAGCCGCAACTATAACTTTTCCGATCACGTTAGGGCCTGCGGGCAGCGCCTCAACGATTGCAGTTTTCAGGTTGCCCGCTTGACTTAAAGCCCCTGGCAACACCTCGGACACCGGCGTAAGAGTGGTCGATACGTGCAGATTTGTTGTTGTGCTTGCGCTTGTGTTGATCACTCTAACTCGGTAGAAAGCAGACAAGGCCTTGAAATTGCGGTGTGTCGATGTACCCGCCGCCAGCAGATAGACATCTTCATGATCCCAGCTAACGCCTTGCTCAGACTGTTGAATTTGAATAGTCAAATTCTGGTCACATTCGGCTGACAAGTCTATTGAGTTCGCGCCCTTCGTGCTTTGCGATACGCCGGTAAAAATTTGTGCGGCATCCAGGTTGGTCGTTGTTTGGTTGACTATAGACACGAACACATCTTGAATCATGCCGACGGGGAAATGGTTTTGAAGGCTTGGGTCTTGCAGCATAGGGCCTGCTACAACTCCGTTGGCGTCGGCTATTGTGACCTGACCCGTGCTGCTTATTTGCCCCGTGGCGTTTTCCTCTTTGTGCGCGCTAGCCTTGCCGGTAATCGTGCCTGAGGTGTACGAGGTGACGCGAATTCGCAGGTAATTATAAACGGTCGCTACTTTAACACCACCCGGCGCAGTCATTTCAAGGACGTTTGGCGCGTCTAATTCACCGGCCAATTCGCCAGTGATGTCAAAAAAAGTCCCGTTATCCTCCGACGCTTGGAACTTTATGGTTCCGACCCACGTCCCGGTTAACTGTATTGCAAGAAACTTATACGCGCTAACGTCAAACGAGCCGATTAAGTCGTTATCAACAACTGTTACACTGCCCACGGGGATATCCACCGGAAGCAATGGGACTATTTCATTGCCTGCACTGTCGTACATCGTAAATCGCCCGGCATTACTTACCGCGTCCACCGTAAGTAACGCGTTATTACCGCTTCCGCTGATTAATTCTATAGCCATTTCGACCCCTAGTACACAATCCAGTTTACGTTATAAAGCCCACGCGCTGGCGCGTTGAACATTCTGCCCTCAATCGTAAATCCTACACTTTCCACAATGTTTTTTGCGACGACTTGAATGGGGTCAAAGCTTAGCTCATCGACCGAGTGATCCGCAGTAGCCTCCATTCTCACGCGCGCGTCAACGATGGAGGTAGCCGTAATGCCTGCCACGCCCGTAACCACCACCGTCGCGCTCATTTCTCCGGCGCCGAAGTCTAACGCTGCCGCGCCGGTGGTGTACGTGTTGCCTGCCACCCCCTGAATGCCTTGAATGCCCTGGTCGCCCTGTACGCCCTGATCACCTTTCGGCCCAGCGCTTGAAAGCGCCAAAGTTGACGCCGTAATAACCGTGCTGACGCTGGTCTCTAGATCCACGGTAATAACTTGCGGGTTGGTCACGCTTACAGTCGTGGCCGGGCTTTCGACTAATGTGATCTCTATACCGTTGCCGCCAGGTGTGGCAAGTGTGGTCGTGTGCGTAACATCGACCGTGCGCACGACTTCTGTGGTCGTCACCGTGCTTTCAGCGTCGCCCGTAAGCGTGATTTCCATTATCGGGTTACGCCTCTGCTGACAGCTACAGCGCCCTCAATCACGCGCGTTACGCTGCCGTCGTCAACAGTAAAAAGCTCCACATCATAAACGTAGGCGCCTGAAGACAGTACGCCGCTAACCGAATTATGCATAGTAACTGCAATTGCGCCGGTAGCCGGTGCTGAAATGGTACACGTAAAATTGCTAACGACAACGCCGGCGTCTTTTGTGTTGCGGATCTGTGAGCGAGCAAAATAGCCAGTCAGGTCTTTGATGACCCCATCTTCTTTGATCACCAATTCAATCGCAAAGTCGGCGCCTTGATCAATAGCAAGATTGTAAGTCGCAGCGGTCATGGCAAGGCCCATTCAAATACAGTAATTATAACAGAATTAACAGCAATTGATTCAATAATGTTTCAGGCAAAAAAAGCGCCAATGAAGGCGCAAATCTAGCAGGGGATAAAGCGAGGAAATTTGAGGTTTTGGGAAAAACTTGGCAGTGAGTTCCGAGTGCAAACATCAATCGAGGAATTTAACCAGCATTTGATGCTTGCCCGGATTGCCCGCGTGTGCGGTAAAACCTATTCAATTTTTTTCAGGGTACCAGGCCTCAGAACCGTTCCCGTCTGCAGAACCAAGGGAGATTTAAAGGAATCTTGCCCTTGCAAACAAACACTCTTTAGAGATGATCACTTGCTGGCGTCTAGTATACGCCGATCCCGAAGTCTTGCAAGGATCTATTGATTTAAACGCTCTTTAAGCAAGTAACCCTCAAGCAACCAGATCTTTTCTCGCGCATTACGAAAAGCAATCTGCCCGCCTAGCTCGGCGTCGAAGTTATCAAGGCTGACGCAGGCACTCTCGCCGGTAACTGTGAACCCATTTTTCAGAGTTAAGCAGCACACCGTTAGCACACCGTTAAATACATGGTACTGAGCACTTGCGATTCGCTCGTCAATCAGTCCCGGCGTTAGCCGAGGGGCGGCTAGCCCTTTTTCTTGAATGTTTTTTTCGAGCGCTTGGTCATCTGCGCTGAATGCTACTGCTACTGCTACTGCGCTTTCATTCATTATTACTTCCTTGGCTTTGCGTTTGGATTTGAAGCGTACACCTTTTTTCTTGCACTTACACTCAGGGTCGCCGGTTTTGATCCAGCAGTCGCCGCAAATCACTGGTCAAACTCCAATTCCTTAACCTTGGCTGTATAAACTTTGATCATGCCCTGAATTACTGGTATTTGAGGCGTTTTTGCCATTTCGTGCGGGCCTTCTAGCAGCTCAACCAGCTCCAGCCCGATCTTTTTGATTAGCCTCACCCGATATTGTATCAGATTCCCGGATAAGTGATTGTTGCAAGTCGCGCACTGCTTATGACAATTCGACTCATCCCACCGCAAATTTCCATTCGAGCCCTTGGGCAAGTAGTGACCAGCGTGCATCTGTCCCTCTTTCGTATCGCAAGATATACACCCATCTTCTCGATCACGTAGCCTTATAAATTTATTGAACTGAGTATCGAGCTTTTTTACCCAGTACCGTCGATCAGTGGCCCTTTGATCCTCTCTAAGGGCTTTTGTCTCAGCCCTACACGCTTTCACCTTGTGCTCTTTTGCTGCTGGCGTGCCTGCCCACTCGATCGCACACGACACCTTGCCGCAAACTACCTGCATCGTGCTGAACTTTGGCTGAAACTTGTCCTTACACACTTTGCAGATCCGGTTACCAGCAGTCTTTAGCCTTGCGACCTTCACTTGCTCTGCCTCTTCCAGTCTGGCCTGCCCGCTGGCTTTGCGTATCGCGCAAGTATCCGCTGCGCAGCTGGATTCAGCGTCACCCAGTTCACGTAACCAGGATCTCGGGGAGCGCTGAAGCCGACTGGACCATATTTCTTGCTCATAACCTTATCGCCTTGGCTTTGTTAGCTGAATTCCAAGCCCAGTGAAATGCTTGTAGACCTCATCTAGGAACGTTGCTTTCTGCTTTGTTGTCATAGCGCTGGTAACCGGCAGATCGATTGGGATCATCATAAAACTGAGCTTGTCTTCATAGCTTGCAGGCCTAATCAAGCGGTCGTACAACTCTCGGAATGCTTCGCTTTCGGATCTCAGAATCGGCACGCCAAAATGCAGCTTGCAAAACCCTCGATACTCTTCAGCAGTGCAGTCGCCTTGATCTGCAGCCTCTAACATCCACATCCGTTGTAATTTATTCTGCTCAATCGAACGCGGCGCACCTTTGCTTATCTTAACAGAAAACGGCATTTTTCGGGAGCTAATCGCCTTAATCGCCATGCTTAAATCTTGCTCGTTTCTAACCGCCCAGGTTGTCATGGGACCGCCTCCAGTTCTCGTATCATTGCGCTTGCAATTATTTGGGTCCGCTCCAACCAGCCAGCACCCTTCCAGGCCGCAATCTCGTCAAGACTGCGGAAACAGCCGACGCAGTAACCCTCTTCGCTTAGATCGCAGACGTTGACGCAGGGCGATACGCTTGAGCCACTCATTACTTGCTTCCCTCGTTAATTTGCTCGACGCTAGAAAGAAGGGTAATTATAGGCGCTGTGAGTACATACTCTTTGCCGTCCACATCACACCAGCTTTTAATGATGTTGCGGTGAGCGCGTAGCTTTCCGTTCTCTAACCTATACCGATCGTTCTCAGCATTCAACCGCTCGATCTTATGATTACACTGAGCGAGGTTGTGCATTAACTCCTCCTTCTCCCAAGCTGCGTTGACTTTGAGTCTTGCATTCAACCGCTCGATCTCAACGGCCGCCTCGCGCATTAGATATTTCCCGTTGTACCCGAGATCAGGTATGTCTTTCGGGTATTGACGCAGCGCTTCGACTAGTGTCGCTGTCTTGTAATCAAAGTCTTTGCGCATATCACTTGCTCCCAATTCTTGTAGGGCATTTAAAAATCTCTACGGCGTGCGTAGCGGCATTGTTCCTACTAGCAAATCCCGCCGTGTGCCGGACTTGAACGCCGGGGATAGTGCTGACTAAAGTCCAGCTTTTCCGCATCTTAAAAATCTGACCTAACAGTATTTCACCCGCGTAGAAATTGTATGCGGGGGAGTCGGCTTGATTATGTCTTACAAACATCCAATCCAGCACTTTTCCTTCATGAACCATGGAGTACTTACTCATCACTAGCCACCTTTTTACCGTTATACACCTTACAGTGACCAACTGCATCCGCTGCTTTCTTGCTGTAATTAACGCACCAGTTGTTGTACTTGCTCGCTAAACGCGAGCCTTTTTTGTGCCCCGCATTATGCCGATACACACACTCTTTACAGTGTCCATCACTCATCACTTGCCCTCGCGATAAGCCCAAGCATTGTCGTCGCGATAATGCCGATGAAAGAAAGCATGAAGAATCCCATTGCTCCAATCGAGTCTTTTTCGACGACTGCCACGCCAGCTTGTATAACATTACAGATTATTGACAGCGAGCCAACAAAGACCAACGATTTCAGCGTTGGTTTATTAATCATCACTTGCCACCCTCATATCGAGATATGGCTTGATCATCAGCAGTTATGTGAGCTGCAAAAAGCCCGATTCCGAAACCGGACGAGATAACGATAAATATCACTAACAAAACCCCGGCAATGCAGCAAATGTCAAACAAATCAGCCTTTAGCTTTTGAATTCTATTTTCCCGTTCTTTTTGCTTCATTTTTGCTCTCCGCATTCGTCTTTGTGTCGCAACATTCCCGCCGATGGTCTGTAATTCAAAGCGGTGACAGCGCTAACCGGCGATTGATATACATCAGCAAAGTCCTTTGCTTTGAATTCAAGCTCTTTGTGAGTCATCCCGCAAATAACCTTCCATCCGCCAACTTTGTCGATTGCCTCGCGGATTTCAGGCGTCACTCTTGGCTTGCCGTATGATCCGGTCTTTCGGATCTCTATCATCACGCTAGCCCAGGCGTCAGCGTTTTTCTCCTTGCCGCTGCCCTCTATGGCCGATATAACCTGAGAAATCTTCGGAAACCACTCGCTTGTTAAAACGTGCGACTTGAACGCTCGCTGAATATCAGCAGGCTCGTACTCACTGAGCGCATCGTAATAGGCGGAAAGTTGGCCTTTGTTGACATCCACCGAGTACGCATTCCCGGCCTCGGTCATTAGCTGTAAAAAATCCGTTTGACTGATCATGGTCTTTCCTCGGGCATCACTGCCCTGCTGTTTAGTTAACCGTTTTTAAGCCAATCAAGCCCGACTTGGATATTCTTGTCGTTCACCGAACCAAAGCCGCTATCTTGCTTGATCCCAGTCTCCCAGCGCTCGCCAGAAAGCCAGCGTTCAGCGTGAGGCACGAACTTGCCGCCTTCGTCAATGAACACCTTATCCACTTTTACCCGAAGATCGATGTCGTCAATTACCAATTGGCGTTTGTCATCAGGGACTTTCTTCCACTCAATAAATGCACGCTTTTTGTTACCGCGTCGATCCGATGGATAAGCCTGCCAGAATTGCTCAAACTCAATTGAGTAGCCCGCTTTTGCCTTAGCTATCACGGTCGAGACTTCGACAGTGTGTTTTGAACTACTATCTGTATTTGTATTTGTATCTGTATCTGTATACGTCGATTCTTGTCGACGCTTGTCGACGCTTGTCGACGCGCCTACAACTTTACTACTTGCTCGCTTTACTCTGGCATACTCAGCTTGATCAGCCTTACGTTGGTCCCTGTTCTGCTGATCTCGGTACTTGGCGTGATTTAGAACTATCCACCCGCCATCAGTCTCCTTGATCCTTCGGCCCTCATTATCAGTCGTTCTACTGTACTCGTCGGGCGCTAAAAACATATCCAGCGCCTCCCTAGCCTTGTCAATCGACACCCTGGATAAATGCGCCAACCCAGGCACCGACGAAGAAACAAATCCATCCTTGTCTTTTAATGACAGCATGGTGATCCAGACCACTCGTATGTCAGACTCTTGGTCCCAGATCGACGATCTCGTCAACTCAGAGTCAAGCTTGCTGTATGTAAATGCCATCAGACTTCCATTTTCCTACCAGACAAATACTCATAGACAGCTTTCAGGTTTCTAAAGCCCGGGTTCGCGCCCGGCTTCATTATCCCGTAAACGCTTCCGAGCGCGATCCCGCAATCTGCCGCGATCCGCTCTTTTGCCAATTCGGTTTTCTTCAATAACCGCTGCGTCTTCTCTAAATGATCCATTCGAATATCCTCACTGATTGATTTAACGCATTGTAATATTATTTTGGGCCATCGTCAATCTGTTGCGCTTATTTATTGCCAAATTACACTATACATAGCAGTCAGGAAGCGTTGCCGGCCGGAAAGAGTAATTGCCTGGAGCCATAGAGAATCATTTCATTTATTTGTTATAGTTACTTGACTATCAGCTGAAAGCGCGTATATTGAACTCATCAAGCAACGCAACGCAACGGGAGCAACATCATGATCAAATCTTTTGAAAACTACACAGCAAATGCAATCCAATGGAAAAAGCGCTACGCGGACGGCGAAACGGCTACGGTGGTTGTTGACAATTGCGGCGTGACGCGAGCAATGGTTCGAGAAGCGTTTGAAGCGCAAGAAGCCGGGTTTGAGATTGCATGTTTTGAAAAGTCTGACATGGGAATGTGGCAAGCCCGATAACAACAGGGTCAGGGATGCCGAAGGAGAAGAGTAACATGGTAACGCTACAATATTTTAATGGCATAGAGTGGGTTGAGTGGGGCAAGTTCGGCCACGACAGAATGGCTTGGATTAGCTTAGGTGGTGATGACTTTAACTATCGAACAATTGACAGTGGCGGAAATGTCGTCACTGACAAATCAATACAAGCATAGCAACGGGGGCAGTGATGCCCGAGGATAATTGAAGTGACAGCAGACTTAAAAGTAAATAGATATACCCTAAGCAATCGGCTCCGCGGAGTTTATGAAGTAGGCCCGAATGTCTATACAACAGCACCTTTTGCGGCTTTCATCCCGCCAATTTGCATCGAAGCAGCCGACAAGATTGATTTGTTGATAAGCGAATGTGCTGCACTAAAAATTAAAATTGCAAAATTAGAAGCTATCTAACAACAGGGGCAGTGATGCTCAAAGGATAAAGCGATGGCACTTAAATACATAAAAAGCTATTACGGCATCAGCGCCAGCATTGGTCAGCGTGTGAAGGTCGATGGCAAGCCCGGAATTATAGTGGCAGATCAAGGCCACCATCTGGGCGTTAATTTTGACGAAGACAAACCAGGAGCTGTAAGCAACTGCCACCCAACGTGGCGCGTCGATTATCTTGAAATGGGGGCGATCAGAAAGCAGACAAAGGCGCAGGCGCGTTACCAACATTATTTAGAAGTGGGCGACCAGTTTGATAGTTTCCTGCACTTTTTGCAGGCCAACGTCAAACCCTCGCAAGCATAGCAACAGGGCAGTGATGCCCATAAATAAACACAGCACACCACAGCAAAGGACGGATAAATGAGCGGAAAACTTGCAACAGTTCAGGATCAACAAACTTCTTTGATTGCTACATTTGGCAATCGTTACGGGGTCAACGAAAACAAAGTGCTCCAAACCTTGAAGGCAACAGCGTTCAAGCAGAGCGGCGGGAAAGATGTTAGCAACGAGCAGATGATTAGCCTTCTCGTTGTTGCGAACGAGTACAACCTCAACCCTTTTACAAAGGAAATATACGCTTTTTCGTCAAATGGCGGAATCACTCCAATCGTCAGTATAGATGGATGGATGAAAATCGTTAACGCGCACCCAGACATGGACGGGATGGAATTTAGCGACAATATTGTTGATAACAAGTTGGTTTCAATTACTTGCTCAATATTTCGAAAGGGCCGGTCGCACCCGACAACGGTTACCGAATATTTGGAAGAGTGTAAAAAATCGACGGACCCATGGAAAAAATGGCCTGCGCGAATGTTGCGGCACAAAGCTGCTATCCAGTGTGCTCGCTACGCTTTTTCACTTTCGGGAATCTCCGATCCAGACGAAGCCGACCGTATTCAAGAGAGCATCAAAGTAGTCGACGACGAGTCTGTTGTAATTGATTGCGTAGATGTTGAGACAGCAAATTACCCTGAACAAAAATTCAACGACAACTATCCAGCATGGAAGGCCGCAATTGAATCGGGAAAGCTAACTCCGGGCGCGATCATTGCAAAGTTAGAAACAATCGGGCCGATCACTGACGGGCAAAGGAAATCCATTCACAGCATAGAGGCGAGATCATGAGTGAAGCGATTACGCACACGGAAAAGCAAGGTTCAGCCGAGTGGCTTTCGCTGCGACAGAAGTTCAACACGGCATCAGAGGCCAGCGCAATGATGGGCGTTGACAAGCACACGACGAGAGACGAATTGCTTGCGCTGAAGGCTGGCGGACCTGCAAAAGAGTTTAGCGATTACACAAAAAACGTTGTTTTTCCGAGGGGTCATGAAGTTGAAGCCCTAGCCAGGCCGATCGCGGAGACGGTGATAGGCGGCGAGCTTTACCCTGTCGTCATGAGCAGGAACGGCTTGCTTGCTAGTTGTGACGGGATTGTGATGCTGGAGGACGTTGCTTGGGAGCACAAACAATGGAGCGAGTCGCTAGCCGATTCCATCTTGAACTTTGGAATACCAGATTCTCATATTTGGCAACTCGTTCAAATTTGCTATGTCACCGACTGCGAAAAGATTTTATTTACTGTTTCCGATGGCACGGATGAAAATCTTGTAAATTGCTGGTATGACGCGAACGCGGACGACAGGCGCAAACTCCTTGCAGGGTGGGAACAGTTCGACAAGGACGTCGCTAATTACGTGCACGCGGCGCCAGCGCCAAAACCTGTAGCTGACAGCATCGATTCACTGCCGGCGCTTAATATTAGAATTACCGGAGAAGTCGCTGAGTCTAATCTAGCAGCTTACCGCGATCGGGCTATGCAGATCATTAGCGCGATCAATACGAACTTGATAACCGATCAGCATTTTGTGGACGCCGAAGCTGCGGTTAAATGGTGCGCCAGCGCTGAAAGCAAGGTTGAATCAATCAAAGAGCAGGCGTTATGTCAGACACGAAGTATCGACGAACTTTTTAAAGCAATGGACGAGATCAAGGAAACGCTGCGTCAAAAGCGGTTATCGCTAGACAAGTTGGTCAAGACGGAAAAAGAAAGCCGAAAGCGCGAGATGATTAAAGCTGCAGAGGGCAATTTGTGCGACGAGATTCACATCGCAAACGAAGCTCTGAGCCCTGTTCGCGTCAATGTCTGCGCTGACTTTGCTTCTGCGATCAAGGGCAAGCGCACTATTGAGTCACAACAAAACCAAATCAACACGGAGCTCGCCAGGGCCAAGATTGAGATAACTTGCCAGGCTCGCGAGATTACAAGCCGCCTTGAAGTTATCAAGAATTTTGAGGCGTACGATTTCCTGTTTCGCGATCTTCAGCATCTTGTAAGTCTTGAAGAAGACAATTTACTACTTGTCGCGACTGTGCGAGTCGAGGGCTACGAGCAAAAAGAAAAGGCAAGGCGTGTGGCAAAAGAAGCCGCCGAAGTTGCGGAAAAGTTACGAATTGAAACAGCGATGGCCGCAAAGCTGGAGGCCGAAACGCCGCCATCTGCGAGCCTTCAATACGACTCAAAGATATCAACGGTAGTGTCAACAATAGCGCAGTGGGCAGAGCCAGCGGCAATGACGATTCAGCCGAGCAAACTTATCATAATCACATATAAGAACATGAAGTCAGGACCGAAATTACTGGAAATAATGGACGCGGAAGGCAACGAACTTTCGATAGAAGCAACCGGCGACGGTCAAATCAAAACTATTACAATAGAGGTGTAGAAAAATGGCACGAGGAATCAACAAAGTAATTTTAGTCGGCAATCTTGGCAATGATCCAGAGACGCGCAGCATGCCTAACGGCGGGAGCGTTGCAAATATCAGTATCGCGACCAGTGAGTCCTGGAAGGACAAGACTACGGGTGACCAGCAGGAACGTACAGAATGGCACAAGGTCGTTTTTTTTGGAAAGCTTGCTGAGATTGTCGCCCAATACCTGAAGAAAGGTTCCAGCGTCTACGTTGAAGGCTCCTTACGCACAAATCAATGGGAGAAAGATGGGCAAAAGCACTATTCCACAGAAGTTATTGCCAGCGAGATGCAAATGTTAGGCGGTCGCGGCGATGGCGACAACGGCGGCGGTGGTCAGAGCAACTCAGGCGGCAATAGAGGCGGATCTGCGCAGCCGATTGACGACTTTGATCAGTCGATTCCATTCTAGCCGTTACTTTTACGCAGTAAATCAAAGGCAAGAATGATGCAATCTAAAAAATGCTTTAAATGTGGGGCTGAAAAGCCCCTAGAGGAATTTTACAGGCATCCGATAATGGCCGATGGCCGTGTCAACAAATGCAAACTGTGCAATAAATTCGACGTTACAGCCAATCGCGTCAAAAATATTGAGCATTACAGGCTCTATGATCGCAGTAGAGGGGGCAGGTGGTCGCCGGGATATTCGCGGGCTTGGCGGGAAAAGAACCCGCAAAAGTATAAAGCTCAAAGCATGGTAAACAACTCAATCCGAGACAAAAAGCTATCTCGACAGCCGTGCGAAGTTTGCGGAACTGATAAGAGCATTCACGGTCATCACGACGATTACCTGAAACCGCTAGACGTTCGATGGCTGTGCGCGGTCCATCACAGCCAATGGCACAAAGAAAACGGCGAAGGGCTAAATGGATCAGTCAACGCTAAAACATAAATCAACCCAATTAAATTAAGAGAAGATATCATGAAATTTAAAGCAGCACGGATTTACACGCTAAAGCAACCGCTTGACCTTTCTACTTTTGACGAAGACCTGGCGAAGCTGGCGTTTGTCCCATGCTCTGGTTTGCGGGCCGAATCAGCTGGGTGGGTTGCGCCTTTCGACGGCGCCCCGGGACTTTTCCGCGACGCCCGGGAAGCGATTGCGCTGAAGCTGAGAAAGCAGAAAAAGGCAATCCCGGCGTCGGCGCTTGCTGACGCGCTGAAAGAAAAAGTCGACAAGCACACGGAATTATTTGGTTCAGCGCCAAGCGTCAAAGTCAAGCGAGATCTAAAAGACGACTGCATTGCAGAAATGACGCCGGATGCATTGCCCGTCACAGCCTCAATTGACATGCTGATCTTCGATAAATTTATCTGCATCGGTACGTCGTCGGCGGCTGACGCTGAACTAGCTCTGACGACGTTACGCTCGACGCTTGGGACTTTGCCCGTCCTGCCGCTTGCGTCTTGTAACGAGCCAAAAGAGGCGTTCACAGAATGGCTTTCTGATTATGCATCCCCAGAAGGTACTTTTTTGGGATGCAATTTTGATCTGATTGACTCTCAGCACGGATCGAAGGCGAAGTTTCGATCCGTGGAGCCAAGCGAGGATGTAACTGGATTAATTCGCGACGGCATGAGCTGCACGAAAATCCAACTTTCGACGCAAGACCTGCATTTTTCAGTAGATAACAACCTGGCATTTTCTTCGATCATCGATCGTCGAGAGATAAGCGACGAAATCGATGCAGAGGAGGATCCTGATGCGCGCTACGACGCCGATGTGATTCTAGCTGCGGACATGCTGCGGTTGCTCATAAATACGACCATCACTGCCCTAGGCGGTTCTCCTGAATCGACAGAAAAAGAGCTGCTTGCGCCGCCATTTCACTCAAACTGCCCGTTGATTTATTTATTTGATTTAATTGATTGATGTATCAGATAGGATTTAGTAATATTAATTACATCAACAACGAAGCAGGAATAGAAATGATTGACGCAGTAGATTTGACAGGAACACAAGAGTATTTGAATAAAGACGGCATGCTGTGTGAAAAGAGTTATCGCCTGATGAAACGCTATGCCCAAGGACATGACGAGTTCATAACTTGCATGGTCATAGACAGGCTGCCAGCCAGCGCCGCACGAATGACTTTTGACCGGGAAGCGCAACACTGCAGCATGAGAGACGAAGTTTGGCTAGAGTTGGATTGCAGCTACACAGTCAACTAGGCATCTAAAACATGACAATAACGCGCAGCGAGGCAAAGAAATGAAAAAAATAACACAATCTGAATTTGAAGAAAAAGTCAAGCTGCACAGACTGTGGCGTGAGGACCATAGCGATGGCGTCAGGTTAGTTTTGACCGGCTGCATTTTGACCGGCATCGATTTTAGCGGCTGCAACTTTCGCGGCAGCGACTTGAGCTACTGCAACTTGCTCCACTGCGACTTGCGCAACAGTGACATGCGCCACTGCAACTTGAGCTACGGCAACTTGCGCCACTGCGACTTGCGCAACAGTGACATGCGCAACTGCAACTTGAGCTACTGCAACTTGAGCGGCAGTGACATGCGAGGCAGTGACTTGAGCGACAGCGACTTGACGGGTTGCAACTTGGATGGCTGCGACTTGACCGACGCAATCATTCCTTCGCCAGCGGCGCCTATTGCAACTCCAAAAGGCCCGCAGACCCGCCAAGGTATTTTAGACACAGCCCGAAGCCACGTCAGCAAGGATCGTGAGTCTACAAGCGAGTCGCCGGAGGATAGTTTCGGCGTCATTGCAGAATATTGGGAAACCCATCTGGGCCACCCAGTCAAAGCCACGGACGTGGCAATAATGATGGCATTGCTAAAGGTCGCAAGGCTGCGTACCACGCCTACCAGCCTTGACAGTTGGGTTGATTTGGCGGGTTACGCAGCTTGCGGTGGTGAGATCGCGATGAAGGACAAGACTGATGCATAGGCTTATAGTAAGAAACGCCCTGGGCGAGCAAATTGGAATTAAGAAGATCGACATTGCCAAGATTTCGTCAGCTTTTGCGATGAGAACCGCGCAGCTCCGAGACGAAGCGCAAAAAATTGTCAAAAATATTAAGACTGAATCGGCAGAAAAAGATTTTCGGTGGGTACTAATAAGCCATTCAAACCGAGCAATTTCAGAGGGGAAGTTATGAAGCCAATTATTTATGTAAGCATCGACGCCAGCGGCGGCATTGCCGCGATGCAAGTTGCACACCCGACAAGCCCGCCGGCAGACGGACTCGCTTGGATCACATACGCACCCGCGAGCTCGAATCTCGCCGGTGCGTTGGAGGAAAACAAAAAGCTGGAAGCCCGAAACAGCCAGCTTCGCAAAGAAGTTCGCCACCACGATACGCGGGCCGCAATGCGGGCTCAAGAGCGATCTGAGGGAATGCCGTGATGAATAAATCCTGCTTGTTTTGTAAAAAAGAGCTAGTTCGACGCACGATAGCAGCCGGCAGGCTAGAAAACGTAACGCAGTATCGGCGCAGAAAGTATTGCAACAAAAAATGCATTGCAGCGCTTAAAAAGACGGGCGTTGTGACTTCGCCCACATACGCAAGCGATCATGTGCCCTTTGTAAAAATGGCACGCAAGCTTTGGAGATTACCGGCATGACTGAATTTATGAGCATGGCTGAGGCAATGGCTGAAATCGAGCGTTTGAATGCAAGACTAGAGATTTTGCAAGATGCTGCAGACAACGGCGTGCTAGTAACACGCGCTGAGACCGAGCAGACGGACGACGTAATTCATGACGCTCTTTGGGGGTGCAAGTGATGAATGAATTAATATGTAGTTGCGGCGCTACGTGCTCTGAAGTTGAGAGACTAGAAGCAGATTTGAAGCTAAGTCAGGAAGAGGTAGTTTATCTTCGCAAGCGCTTGAATATTGACGTGTACGGCAACCCATTGGCGGTAGAGCTATGAGCATTAAAAAGTATGAACTTTACGTTGACAATTATCAAGATGACAACGGCGACGACTGCAGCAATGTCGAGCACATCGGCGACGACAAAGGCGATTGGTGCAAAGCCAGCGACGTTGAAGAGCTGCAAGCCAGTCATGCGGCTGAGATTAGGCTGGTGCGATCAGCCAGCGAGCGGCTTTTTCGAGACAATAAAAAACTGCAAGCTGACTTGTACATTCTTGCAACAACTCGTGCAACTCTGTCCGACGAAAACGAAAAGTTGCGCAATTTAATCAAAGACTTGGAGCAAAAGTCATGATTGAAAGCATTGCGGCAATCGAGCAGAAAATCAGCGAGTCAGACAAGATCTCCAAAGAAATCGATGAATTTTTAGCGAAAGGCCTGGAAATTACCGGCGTCGATTTTGGTGCCGGGCAAAGCAGCGATAAGCCTTGGGGCGATTATCAATCTAAGACTGAAAAAGAGGCAAGTTGAAATGAAAATAACAAACGAAAACGGCCTTTACGTAGCGACATTTAGGCACAGAAGCGGCGAGATCTGCATGGGGTTCGCCCCTTCATGGATTGAAGCTGTTAACTACTGCCTGGAGCGGTTTAAAGAGCGTAACGCCAAAGGACTAAGCTAATGCGCAAGATTAAATCGCCGTATCACATAGATCTAGACCTTGCAGACTCTCCTGAACCTGCATATCAGGCAGCGGGGGCTAGGAGCAAAACTGGCGTAAAAGGCGTTTCCATTTGCAAAAATGGAAAATACAGAGCATCTTTAACAGTGAGTGGCGCTCGTAAGTCGCTCGGATACTTTTCATCTTTGCCGGAAGCCGCTGACGCTGTTAAGCACGCTGAAGCTTTTTATGGACCCTCATCAGGCAAACTTGTTCGAGTAGCTGTAAGCGTTCACCCAGACCACATTCAAGCTCTACAGCAGCACGTTAAGCTAAATCTGCAGGAGCCGTTTACGCCAGATCCGCGATCAAGATTTACAGCCGACGAAATTTCGAGCATACAACGGCTGTCCAGGAGCCGACAAAAAAAGCAAGTAGAGATTGCAGCAATGTATAACTGCGGCCAAGGCACAATATCCAAAATAATAAGAAGCGGATGTTCAACGGGGAAAAAGCGCGCCGAACAATCCTTGACTTTTTTGCGGATTTAAAATTAGGCAAAGGGCAGTGATGCCCCATACCTACCTTTAGTTATCTTTCATCCCGTCTTTTGTTTTACTGCCAAGAGATGAACCAAAATGAAAGCTTGTAACCTGTTGGCGCTCGGTAATTAGCGCGCCTATAAAAACGCCAATCAGGTTGCTTACTACTGCAAGCAATGCCCCTAGCTCGCTCATGAAATACGCTGCCAGCAAATTCACCACAGTCATAAGCGCGATAATTGGCAAATTCCAAACCATTATGCGCCACGCAATCTTATCGGCCATTTTGTGTGAAGTTTTGTATTGCTCACTGGCGCGTTGCCGCGACTGCTCGTCTAATCTTTCAAGCACGGTCTCGCTTTCCATAACCGCCATTTCAAACTTAAAAGCTAATTGCGGGTCAAGCATAAGCTTTGCAGTCGACTCGTCAATGCTCTTGCTATCTGTCACTGACTGCGCGATCTCGGCAATTGTGCTGCCGATCTTATCGGCTTTGCTGTCGTCGTCGCCAAACAAGCTGATGATTTTTGGGGCGAATTGTAATAATGCTAATATTGCTGGAGCCATTTTATTTACCCACAATCGTGATCTTGTTTTCATAATTAGCACAAGCTATGTGCAGCCAACTTACGTCTTTTTCAATAACGACAGAATGCGGCAACTCAGCACCGCCGTTAATTATATCATTCCGCACCTGGTCTGCAGTCACGTCTCTAAATATCATATCAAGCGCATTACCAAAAGTGTGTTGACTGTAGGGGCGGAACCACCTTGATTCAGGCGTGCGTATTCCGCACCACTCTCTTAGCTTGTAAACCTCGATGACCGAATCCCCGAGCCCGTAGGTGTTTATAAATGCTGGCCCGTAAGTCTCCCGCAGTAGATCCGCTAATTCTAAAACCTTGGGGTTTAGGAGGTGCAGCGCCTTCTCTCCCCGTTCCGCGAACATTTGCGGCGGCACTAGCTCGTGAGCTGCAAAATATTTTGGCTTGTATTGAAGCATATCAGTCAACCGTGTCTGCGAGTGAAGTCATTAAGTTTTTAGCGCCCGAAACATCGACGCCGATGTACTGAAAAACGCCGTAGACGATTATTACGACCACGCCCATGATGCCGACTTGAACAATTTTATTGTTAAAAAACTCAGCCAGCAGCCGTGGCGCCGGGACTCGCGACGGCAAGTCTTTTGCGATTGCGACGCCGGTCTCAAGCGCGACGATTCGCCCATACTTCTCTTTTCCCTGTGCTCGCAGGGTAGCAATTGCGCCGGCCACCTCTCCATGACGCAACAGCTGCGCGTCCAATTTACCGTCTATTCGCTCAATAATCGCGCTTATGTTGGAGATTGCGCCGTTATGATCCGACTGCAATTGCTGCATCACGCTTACTTTCGAAGCAACTTCGGCAAGAACCTTGTCTTGACGATTGTTGTTTTCCGCCGCTTCGGCTGCATGATCTAGCAGAGCTTGATGCAGAGGCTCCGCAGCTAATTTTATCACGTCATGAATTTCAGCGCTTACAGTCATACTCTCACCACTCTATGTAAAAATTATGTCAGCGGGTATTTCATGCAGGCTGGCTTTCAGCTAAGTGAGCCACATACGCTGCTATCAACTCAGGCGTATGCGCTACGGCAGCAATTGCTTGTACGTCTGCACACTC